CACGGTCACGCTGCATCCGGCTGTCCCTTTCTGCGGTTACGGACTTGAGCTTTTTTACGGTCTTTTCGTATCGGCTAACCAGGCTATTGTATTTTTTAGTGTATTCTTCTTGGGATTGCTCCTTTGAGGCATTTTCCTTGATGCACTGGCTCACCAGTTCGGCAACCACCTGGATTTCCTCGTTCAACTTGTCGATTTCGACATTCAGCTCCGCGCAATCGCATACCAAAGACCGCATAGCCTCGCAGGCTTTAAGGAGTATATCTCGGTCAGCCATCAGGGTGTTGTAGGCTTTAAGGAACATCTGCTGTATGGTTTCGGTGTCAAATGCCGGGGTTTCGCACTTTGCCTCACCGCTGAATTTGTGGTTGCAGCGCCATACCTCTCTGCGGTATGGGTCGTTTGAGTGCCAGGTCTTTTTGCCGTAAAAGCTACCACAATCTCCGCAGATGAGCTTGCTTGCGAAAATGCTCATCCCGCTATAACCACGTCCCAGGTTTTTTCTACGGGAAATCTCGTTCTGAACCATATCGAAGTCCATCGGTGTTACGATTGCCGGATGGCTACCCTCGACATAATATTGAGGAATTTCACCCTCGTTGACCTTTTGCTTTTTGGTGAGGAAATCTACGGTATATTTCTTCTGCAGCAAGGCATCACCCTTGTATTTTTCGTTTTGGAGGATGCTCATAACCGTGGTTTGACTCCACTTGGTTTTACCGCTTGGTGTAGGAATGCCCAGGCTATCAAGGTGCTTACAAATGCCCGCTGGGGTTTTGCCCTCAAGGAACAATTTGTAAATCAGCCTAACGACCTCGGCTTCTTTTTCATTGATGGCGGGCTGTCCGTCCTCACCCCGATCATACCCAAGGAAATGACTAAACGGCATAGTAACCTTGCCATCTGCGAACCGCTTACGCTGACCCCAGGTAACATTCTCGGAAATGCTACGGCTTTCCTCCTGGGCAAGGCTCGACATAATGGTTATGAGGAGTTCACCCTTGCTGTCAAAGGTATAAATATTTTCCTTCTCGAAGAAAACCTCAACATGGTGTTCTTTGAGGGTTCGTACTGTAACCAAGCTGTCAACGGTGTTACGTGCGAAGCGACTCACACTCTTGGTTACAATCAAATCAATCTTGCCCGCCAAGGCATCGGCTATCATTTCATTAAAGCCCTCACGGCGTTTAGTGTTCGTGCCGGAAATACCCTCATCGGTATAAACCTTTACAAACTCCCAATCGTCTCGTTTTTTGATGTAATTGGTGTAATAATCAATTTGGGCTTCATAGCTCGTGAACTGCTCGTCACTATCCGTGGAAACACGGGCATAGGCCGCGACTTTCCTCTTTGCAATAGAGGCTGTCGGTAACGCAGTAAACTTATCCCTGGTGGCAGGAATAACCGTTATTGCTCTCGCCATATTTTCTGCTCCTTTCAAAGGCTTTTTGTCTTGCTTTTTCTCGTTTTTCTGCTGTCCAGGACTCCCGTCTTGAACGGTCTGCCCAGGTCAATGTTTGCACCGAACCATCCACTAAATGAAGGTGGATTTTATTACCCTCATCAACCACGATTTTATCGATGCTTTGCATTCCGCCGGGAATGGTAGCCACAATCGCATCAATCTCCGTTTCCGGGACCTGCTTTGAGGCACAGAAGGCTTTTCCACGTTGGTTAAAAGTCGCACACACCCAAACCACCTGTGTGCTTGTTATTTTTCGGCGGTAGTGCTTACCGCACTTTGCACACTCGATTTTTCCTGAATACGGGTATCTTTTAATCGTTGTGTTCTTGGGTGCGTAGGCTTGGGTTCTCCGTTCAATTTCAATCTGCACCGCAAGGAAGGTGTCCATATCGATGATGGCTTCGTGGGTATCCGTTGCGTGGTATTTGGGGAGTTGCCCGTCATTCCTTATAACCTTTTTGCTGATGTGGTTTTCAGTAAAGGTCTTTTGAAGGATAAGGTTTCCCGTGTAATTATAATTGCGGAGAATTTTCTGTATTGTATTTGGATGCCAACGCTCCCCTCGGAGTGGGCGAATTCCGTCAGCGTCGAGTCCTTTGCCGATTTGGGTAACACCCGAGCCTGCAAGGTACTCTGCGAATATCCGCTTTACGATTGCCGCCTTTTCCGGCACAATCTCGTATCTGCCGTTTTTAAGATGGTAACCGATGATTTGGGCACTCCAAGGCAGACCCTCTTCAAAGTTCTTTTTGATGCGCCACTTTTGGTTTTCGCTTGCGGAACGGCTCTCTTCCTGTGCGTATGATGCAAGGATGGTAAGCATCAGCTCGCCGTCGGCGCTCATCGTGTGGATGTTCTGCTCTTCAAAATAAATGTCCACCCCGTAGGCTTTGAGCAAACGGACAGTTTCGAGAAGTGTCACGGTGTTGCGGGCAAAGCGTGAGATGGACTTGGTCAGCAGTATATCAATTTTCCCGTTACGGCAATCAGCAATCATTCTTTGAAAGTCGGCTCGACCTTCCTTTGTGCCGGTCATAGCTTCATCGGCATAAACACCGACAAACTCCCAGCCGTCTGTTTTCTGTATGAGGTCATTATAATAACTGACCTGGGCGGATAAGGAGTGGAGCATTGCATCCTTGCCGGATGAAACACGGCAATAGGCTGCGACTTTCTTCTTGCTTTCGAGCTTTGGCGGGTGGATAATTCTCGTTACTTTTGGCATCATAAAACCTCCTTTCCAGGTAACATATTACCTCTAAAAGGGGTATTTATCCAGTCATTTTCTCGATATAAACTGATAGAATTGATACCAAAAATCTCGCACATCTTTGTCTCTATTACACCATATTCAGTTGCGTTTATTAGTCCTTTTGAGAGCATAACCCGCGCCTGTGCCATAGCCGACTTATAACCCAAAAGGGACTTGAAATCATTATTCTCCATCGCGCTTATTCCTTTCTCGAAAACAAGCCTGGGAGCAGTATTTTCGGTTAGCACCGCTATAATCATTAAAGATTTTACCGCAGGTGGCACAGACGTGCGGAACTATACTTGAGCTGTTTCTCTCTTTGCGGTGCTTATTCCACCAAACTTGCTTACATTGGTCAGAGCAGAAAAGACGCGGGCGCTGTTTTGATTTTTCCGTAATTAGCCCTCCGCAATTCTTACAATTTACACCCGGCTTGTGAGTTGTAGCTGTAAGACCTTGCCTGTAGCAGAATGTCTTGATTGCACTTACTGAAAAACCTGTTTTTTCCGAGATTTCCGCATAGGACAGATTGCTCTTACGCATTGAGATAATGCCTTCTTTTTCACCTTTTGTCATAGTGAAGTCCTCCGTTCTGAGGGGTTTCCTCACTATGCCCCTGCGGATGAGACTCTCGTTTTTTCAATGGAAATACAAAAAAGTTGCAAAAAAAATAATGCCCACCGAACCAAAACGGCTCGATGGGCATAAGTTTAGTTAGGGATTTTCAGTTTCATACCGCTGTAGATGACATTGGAAGTAAGGTTGTTGAGTTCCTTAATTTCCGGGTAGCGGTTGCCCTTGCCGAGATATTTTGCGGAAATATCCCAAAGGGTGTCGCCCTTCACAACAGTATGGATGCGGTAGGTTTCCTTGGGAGCAGAACCGACAAGAGCCAGGTCTTTGATGTTCACCGGGGACATAATGGCATTTTTGCCGTCCTCGCTTTCGTTGATAACAACACGGTCACCCTTCAAAGAGTGGACATACCAGTTCTTGTTTTTAACCCAACCGGGGATGGTCTTGCCGTTGTAGTACTTGGTGCCCGTAATTTTTACGAGGTCACCCTTGTCGATGGTAGTATCCGCAGGCTTTTCGGCAGGCTTTTCAGCGGGCTTGGATGCGGTGAGCAGAGCCTTTACGTCAGCACGGAAGGTATCCATCGATTTTCCATGCTTTGGAAACCAGTTTTTAGGGTCTCCGTGGTTTGATGCCACGCCTCTCTTATAGCCCTCGTAGTGGCCAATGACCACGCCGTCCTTCATAGGGTCAAGGTTGTATTCTTTGCAGAGGTACGCAACGAACTCAACCGCCTCCTTGTAAACGGCATTAAAATACGAGGCATCGGTCAAGCCGTCCTCACAAATTTCAAAGCCAATATGGGTGTTGTTCGCAGAGCCACCTGCGTGCCAGCCTCGATGATTCCAAGGCAAACATTGGTATGTGGCAATAGAGCCGTCTTTCAGCTTGCCAATGAAGGCGTGGACACAGACCTCTCTGTCCATCGGCTGATTCCAATGGTTGTTATATTGGTTCTTGCCGAGCTTACCATCATCGGGGCCGACATAGCGTTTCAGCCACGGGTTATTTGCACCCGTGGAGTGAACCATAATGCCTTTAACAGTAATTTTGCGACCCGCCTTGTAACAGGCATTCTCGGTCATAATAAGTTTCTGCAGATTCATATCACTTGTCCTCCTTCGTAGTCTTGGTGAGCTGCTTTGCCACCTGGTTGGTGCCTGTCGCAGACAGACCGCTTGCTGCACCTACGATAATGGCAACGAGCAGATTTTCCGTACCCATCGTGCCTGGGACGAAGTAGAAAGCCACCACACCGCAGATGCCGCCCAGAACACAGGCAATCAGCGGAATGAAACGCTTGAACTTCTCATCACCGCCCATAGCGGTTTTGGTGATGTCGATAATGGTGTACACAATAGCCACCAATGCGGGAATAACAGTAAAATCAGTCATAATCTTTTCCTCCGTTTCTTATTTGTGAGCTTGTTTGTTAATGTGCTTTTCGAGTTGGTTAATGGCATCTGTAACGGGACCGTTGCAGCCTTGCTCCTTCAAACCCATCAAGCAGGCAAGAATACCGTGGACAAGCACGGTCTGTTCTTCCTTGATGGCTTTGATATCACGGTCTTGCTTTTCCTGTTTCAAAAACCACTTGTGTACGGCAAATACCGCACCGAGAATGACGCCGAGAGCCGTTATTACTCCGGCAATTGCAGTGATGTCCATAGCCGTTTTCTCCTTTCTTTTATTCAAGCCATGTCGGTTTTTCCGGCACGACAAGTGTATCGGTAACATTCAGCCAAGCCTTGTACCACTTTCGCAGTTCCAAGAGCTGTGCGATGCTGACACCCTCATACCAAAGTTGCCCTCGGTTGATAACTGAAAAGCACTCCACCTCTCTGCGGTTTCGGAGATTTTCCTTTTCCGCTTCGGTTTGGAGTGCTTTTTGATATGTTTCATCAAGGAGAGCCTTGCCATCGGTAATTTTGTATGCTGCGTAGTGTTCGGTGAAATGGTCGATGTCTTCTGGGTCGGGAATATCAATACCATCCACCAAGTCACCAATGAGCGCGTAGCTTTGTATAAAGCCGTTTTTATCAAGTAAAACCTTCATTTGAACCTCCTTAATTGATGCCGAACACACGGGTAATTTGCCCCGTAGAGCTACTTGCCTTAAATGCCAAGGTTACGGTTGAGCCGGAATACTTAACACTAAAAGACACATAGTTTGCCTCATCGGCTAACTGATATGTTACCTCTGAAGTCGTGAGTATTCCTTTCGGCAATGTTATAGACTCCAAAGCCGAGGAGGACTTGGGGCGACCGATAATAACATAGGCTTTATAATTGCCGTAGTTAAATGTGGTAGAGCCACTCGACAGCGTTCCGTTATACAGCGAAGTATAGGTGATGCCGAGGTTGGTTCTTGCCGCCGCAGCCGTTGTCGCACCCGTGCCACCCTTTGAAAGTGGAATGGTCGCACCACCCGAATGATAGACAGTATAGCGAGTGCCGGGGTGTGTATTAGTTTCCACATTGGGTGCATAATACAAGGTGCCTGCATAGGAGTAAAGCCTGTCCCAAGTGGTAGAACTTCGGTAAAAGTTAATGCCCTCACCTTGGGAATCAACCGCATCAAGCAGATACAAGCCGTTAATACCAATGATGTCGGAGTTTTGCATATTGATGCCGTAAACACCATCAATCCAGTATTGGCTTCCTGTGACATTGATAACTTTCGGTGCGATTGTCTGTCCGCTTATAAGGTTCGTACAAGCCGCCGCAGCCGTGGTAGCACCCGTGCCACCCTTTGCAATAGTTACCGCAGAGGACAGTTTTGAAGGTGCGAGAGCGCCGTTGAGGGTTGTTGCCGTTACTGTTCCAGCCGTAACTGTGCCGGATATTTTCGCATTTCCAACCACGTGCAGTTCTGCTTCTGGGGCGGGTGTGTTTATGCCGACCTTTTTCTTTCGCAGAGCAACAAGCGGTGTACCTTGCGGAACTGTGAAATAAAGGTTTACTGCGGACAGCGTGTTTAACTGGTCTCGAATATAGACGTGGAAGTCATAGGACGAGTTAGCGTCAAGGCTACACAGTTCCAAATTAGAAAACGAGAACGATGTTCCGCTTGTCGATACCGAAGATAGGATGCTCGTGTAGGAGCCGTAGCTTGATGCACTTGTCAGCTTGTAACGATACTGCACATATTTAAGGCTGTTTTTCTGCGTTCCAGACACCGTAATGGGTGAAATCGTGCCGTTAAAAATGAGCTGCATTTCGGCCTCAATATCGTTGGTTCGGCGCAGAGTTATGGAAGATACCTTCGGCTTGTCATAGGCAATAACCGTGATATTCTTCTTTTTACTTACTGTATAGCCACGGCTGTCGGTAGCCGTAACCACAACCTCCAAATTGCCGGACTTTGAAACTGCTGAAAGGTTAATCACCGCGCCCGTTGTATTGGAGAGCGTGACACCATTACAAGTTGCAGAATACGAAGCAATGGTAGCGTTGTTTTTTGCCGTTGCAGTTCCGGGGGTCACATACAAGTATGAGTATCCTTGGATAAATACTTGGTCGTTACCCGTAACTGTTGCAGTTGTAGAACGACCATCATAGTAGGTGAAGTCCGTCATTGTCGGTCCCGAGTTCGCCTCGGTAGTTTGAACAGTTGCGGTTTTTGTAGCCGTTGTACCAATCTGCGTTGAACCGCTGTATGTCAGCAAGGCAAAAGTGCCCGTGAAGGATTTTACCGATGCCATAGCCGTGAGGAGCGTTGTCCTCTGTGCAGCGGTCAGCGTAATGGTTCGTGCCGCCGTTCCTTTTGCCCAAGACAAACCCGTTATCTCCAAATAAACAGTAGAGCCATTTTTGATTTGCAGTTTATGGGTGTAGGATGCATCGTACACGGTGGTGTTGATGCTGATGCTTACTGTGGCGGCATCCGCAGTTAAGGCAGAAACGCTGCCGATAGTCGAGCCACCGAGGGTTTTTGCCGATACGGCACTTGATGCACCATATACCTGGTTGGATTTCTTTCTCGCACGAACCTTAATGGAATAAGTGGTATTTGGAGATAACCCCGTTAAGGTTTTCGTTGCGGAAGTTCCGGCTGTGGTTGAAAACTGCGTATAGTTCGTTCCACCGTTGGTGCTGTATTGCCAAATATCTGCGGTTGCAGATGAGGTTGCGGAGATTTTAAGTCCGCTTGCGGTAATGTCGGAAACCGAGCAAGAAACAGTAGGTGCGGTTCGGTCAATGCTATCCAGGTCAACTGTGGTAGATGCGGTAATCGTACCGATGGAGGTTCCGCTGTAAGTACCACTGAATCGCCAAGATGCCGACAGAGCCACACCCGTTTTCGTACCATTGCTGTTGTGATTAACACGGACAGTATAGGTTTTGAGCAAGGTCGTATCATAGCCTGCCACATCATCGCTAATTGCGGAGGCAGTATAGGTTTCCGAAACGCCATTGATGGATACCGTAGAGTCAGAACGAGAACCAACCGAAATGGTGTAATACTTCAAATATACCTTGAGGGTTACATCGGAGTAGTTTCCCGTCACACTTTGGGTGGCAGACCAGGTGCAGTACAGACCGAAGTTGTTTACGGGATATTTATAAAAAGAACCGCTTAATGCCATAAAACTGTACCTCCTTAGTCAAGAATTACAATGTTCAAACCTTCCGAAGCGGTCGGCATAGGCACGAACTTGGTTTTGCCAACGGTCAACTCACCATCAACCGTGGTCTTTTTTGTTATGGTTTCGTCCTTATTCAGGGTAAAAATTTTCTCCTCGTTGTAATAGCCGGAGAACTCTGTGTTGTTAATAACCGTCCTTTGTGCAGAGTCCGCATTGGAAACCTCGATACCACGGCGGTCAATTTTAACCTCGGTGGTATAAATCTCATTGGGAGCAGGAGTCCACTTGTGAACTGTCGTACCCTCCGCAAGAATGATGTCGGCAAGATACAAACTCGCAAGGCGGTTGTATGCGTAAATGGTAATGGTGCCGTCTTGAACGTCATCGATAACAGCCGAATATTCTGTCCAATCGAAGGTGGAGGTTGTGCTGAAAAGGTACTTTATTTTCGAGCCGTTGTATTTGATATAAAAATACGAGCTGTACCCTGATGCCGTTTTCTTGGCACGGAGTGAAATGGTGTAGGAAGTTCCTGTCACCGCACCCGTTACGATTTGTTTAAGGGTTGAAGAATCACTCAAAACAAAGCAAGAATTAGCGGTGGTATTGTTTTGAGCATCGGTGCTGCTGTCGGTGGAAACTGTGCCGGAGGTAATCCAATCATCGGTTATGCCGTTAAGACCCGAAGAGTTATGGATGTAATTGATACCTCCTGCGAATTGCTCCTGCATCGTAAGGGACAAGCCGTCAACCGAATGCTCAAGTTCGGAAACCTTGCTTTGCATTTCAAGCACCTTGGATTGTTCGTTTCCAAGGTCATCCTCCAAGGTTTCAACGGTCTCGGTAAGCGTACCCACATAGGAGTTAAGACCATCCACGCTGTTTTGAAACTCACCGAATTTGGTGGTGTGGGTGGACACGGTTTCTCGCAGGTCGTCCAAATTGTTCTGCACGACCCAGCCTTGTCCGTCCCACACCATCGTTTCGGGAGGGGTTGTAGCGGTATTAACCCACAACTGACCTTCGTAAGGGTTCTCCGGCGGCATATCGGACGCAACGACATCGTTGATATGAATGATGGTGTACTGTGCGACAGCCGTCATAGAAATCCCTCCTTACAGCGTTACAACCACCATAAAGGTTGCTTTTGTGGAAACATCGGAAGTGGACACCGAGAGAGTTTTGCCGGTCTTTGAGCCGGAAGTTCCCCAAGAGGTGTCAATGGCACCATCTTTGTTGTATTTCGTCCAGGTATAAGTTCCTTTACCTTCAGTATCAATTTCCGCACCCGCCTGGTAAACAACAGCGGTAAGCACCGTGGAACCTTGACCATTCTTGAAAACATCACCGCCCGTGGAGGTAACGATGACCTGGATCGGGTCGGAGTTGTCGATAAAGGTCGCAACATCGGTAAAGGTGCTGTTGTAGGTGTTAGAGGTGGAATCGGAGTCGGTTGCCACACAGCGGAACACCGCATAGCTGTCAACGGCGGCAGCATATACAGTAATCGTTGCCGTGGTAGTGCCGGAGTATTTGCCCGAAGTATCGGTGAGCTTTCTCCAACCCGTACCAAAGGCAGCATCATAGCCGGAAGAAGTGGTAGCGGTAACGGTGCTATCCATAATAGCCCACTTGTAGGTAACGTTTGTGGTATCCACAGTAGAACCGCGCCACAGCTCTGCCTTTGCGGTAAGAGTTGCGACTTCGGTATTCTTAAAGACGTTACCGTTGGGAGTGGTTACGAGCAGGTCAACAATACCACCGCCGTTGACAACTCTGCTAAAGGAAATTGTCAGCGGATGAGTAATGGAAAGACCCGTGGATGCATCCTTGTAGGTGATTACGCAGCGGTAATCAATACCGGTTAAACCTGCCATCACGTTAGCCTTTACGGTCAAAATATGGCTCTTTGCACCGCTCAAAGCATAGTTGCCGGAACTTGTAATGGCGGTAGTGGAACTACCCACATACCACTTAACAGAGGTAACCGCAGCGGATGTGATTTGGTCGGTAG